GTCCTGTCCTTATCCTACCACATCGGCCTTACGGCGGATGAGATAGTCTGACAACCAAAATAGGTGGTCAGGTGATAACCTAGCTGGAATCCTCCAGCTTACCCACTTTCGCATGTATTTGTGCGCAAAGATGGGCACCGAGCTGCGAATGATACTATTCATCTCTGAACAATCTTCTACAAGGGTTATATAATCCTTGAAGAAGATGTTACTGGCGAGATCTTCGTAAGCGTCCTTTCTTCTACTGGCATCTAAATACCAAAGGAAGAGTGTTCTGCTATCGAAGACCTTGCGTTTCTTAATTCTAGGCACAAATGCCTTGAATTGAGGAATTTGATGATGGTTACGTATCAATCTTTGGTCATAAACGAATGAATGGCAAAGCCAAACACCGCTTATGGAACTCTCATTCCAGGGGACGAAGGGGAGTCTCTCGTTGACGAAAATGTCACCGATGAGTTCTTCTAATAATCCGTCTGGGTGAGATATGGCTCCTAATCCATTTAAAATGTGACAAATCTCAGTCTTGAGATTACTTTCACATCGAAGATAGAAAGGAGTTATATCACTTCCTTTAAACCAGTCAGCTCCACATGATTCCCGAAAGGGACCAGAGGTGTAGCTTTTGTCTTGGTTTATCCGGAATCCAAAGAACTTTAAAAGGTCAAGGAGACGTGGGAGAGCTTCTTTGTTGACGATCAAATCGTCACCATAGACAGCCCACTTACGTGCTCCAGAGGCCTTGCAAAGTGCAGCAAAAATCAATGACTCAATGGTAAAGGTACAGCCGTTCCCCATACTGGAGAACTTCTCGTACTTAAACCGTTTCCCGAAACCACGCCCGAAGGCGGTTCGAACACTGTTCGCGAACTTAAACCACGGATGTGGTAAAAGCCACGAAACAGTATTAAAACTAACGGTATCGGAAGCCATCGAGAGATCCAATGTAACGAGTTCATCGTTTATGGAACCCTCACAGGCGAGTGCTTGATTTTTGAACTGGTCCGAAAGATTAACTCCTATAGATCGGAGTTTCTCTTTGATATAGCTATCAAGAGCTAGCTGAAGAGTAAGATTACCTTCAGGTTCGCAAGCGATAGTTCTATCGGTTTTCCAGTTCTTCGGTACAGTCTCTACTCGATTGTGGTACACATCCTGAAATGATAGCCGCTTAAAGCCCCAAAAGGCAGCGAGCGACCTCAAGTAAGGTTGTGCGCACGGAGTTGCCGGCAGATCTTTAACCCTTACCTTAAGATAAGGCAGGGACTGTCGGCGACTACGAGTAGAAGTCGCACCAGAAGTGAACCTGATTCTCTCCGGTAAACTGGAAAAGAAATCAGAGAACTCGCCGAGTACATCTGAAACATGATACTCGGCCCGCTCAATATCTGCTCTCAGGGTATCAGATTTAATTCTGTTACGGTGAAAGTAGAAATGGTCCAAGCGACGATTTGTGATGCCACAGAGAGTTTCCGCTTTAAAGAAAGCGATCTCAGCTGCAGTCTTGCAAATTGTCGGGTTGGAAAACGCGGCATTCTTTTTAAAGAATGCAGCGATTTGGCGGGCAATGCGAGCACTATCCCGAGATGCGTATGCATCGGGAATGTGTTCACCAATGGCACTCAGCCTAGCTATATCCCTTGACCGGATCCAACCAAGGATCTTGTCAAGTGTTTCGCTAGGGATATGACTCCTCTGGTCAATAACATAACGTCGACATATGTCGTACGATAGTTGCTCGAAGTTCATCATTGAATCCTCAAGTAAAGCGTGACGTTAAGATCCAGGAATTACATCGCGACCGGAGTCAACAATTGCTTGTAGACTCAGAACCGCTATATGTAAAATATCCTGGTCAATATTACTCTCAACAACAAGGAAGATAATAAAGACGGCAAGTAAAATCTGCCGTCCAGTTATCACTCCAGGTTCCCATTTAATTTTCATGGGAGTAAAACGATTACTTAATCGTTTTCTGAAGAGTAGTAACCAGCGTAAACTCATCCGACGCGACAATGTCGCGGAAGATGGCAAGCGCTGCCGTCATGTCTGCCGCAGCTCCGTCCGAAGGACGGCGAACTGTTGCAGTCAGCGTTACTTTCTGAGGAAGGATGTTCCCAAGAGCATCGACCGTGCTATGGAGTACCGTAATGGTATCTTCCATAACCGTTTGATTACCAGAGGGGACCTTGCGCTTCTCCAAAACAAGCCGCGGTTTCAGTGCGGTGTGCGTCGAAGAATACCACGATTTCGAATTCAACGCATTGTTGAATTCTACCAGGGTAGTGGACATTGCTGCCACGGTATTTCTCCTGTTGTGATCCCGCCTACAGCCGAAGAGTACCTTTCGGTATCTTTCCGGTAGTAAGCGCCCAAAGATCAATAAACTTTGGAACATCCACACGGATGTTGATCAACGGAACTATTGGTACAGATCCAGGAATCCTAATCATATACGACGCTACCATGTCACTACCCATAACACCAGTGCCGGTTTGACCAGCACCGAATGCTATGGCTGTAACATCGCAGCTACGGACAACGTCAATTCTGACGCCGCCCGAAGCCGCATAGTTAGTCGCAAATGTTAGGAATGACATCGCTTCAAGCCAAAGACCCACATTAATAAACCAGTCTATGATGAAAGAAAATCTCACCAATTCCCAGGCCGTTATGGCTGGGTTGAACTGGAAGTTAGGTGGATCAATATCTGCAGTAACAGCGCCGCGGAGACTGATCTTTTTGGTTTCAGAGATGACAAAAGTCATCGCTAAATCCGAAACACCAGGTGTTCCGAAGCTAACTGTTGTCGCAGTAGTGGAAGAGGAAGAACTCCCCGTCCGCTCGCTGAAGCGAGTACGTTCGTCCGCAAGGTTGGCCAACGCACCTGTAATATCGACCATGTCGTAATACAATGTGCGCCAACCGTAACGAAACTCTAGCCAAGACTGAGCCAAGGTTTTACCCTTGGAAGTCTGCGTGATCAGTTTTATCAATGATTCCCGCGCATGTCGAAACATGGCGATAGTCTTTGTTAGTTCTGCCACGAAGGTAAGAGAATCGTGACCCTGTGAATAAATGTTACTAGCGGCCTTTTGAATCTGAGGCAAATAGTCTTTCAACTTAGCCTCAGCTCTAGGGACGCCAATATCATTATATATCATTGGGGCGTACGTAGCTGGCGAATATTCCCAGTTCGAATCAGTGTGATATGAGGTAGCTATACCGGGGTTGTACCTATGGTACACACCCGGGCGTAGCGCCCATCTCGCATCGAATCGTTCATACGGGGTATGTGGCATCAAATCACCGCGACGCACACGTTTCCAATATCCTTCGATATTGAATCCATGTGATTCGGAGCGTATCTCTGACGCAAGGACAGAACCACTAAATAAAGTAGTCTGACTTGTATCAGGGTTGATGCGATAATGTCGTTCCGTTACATAAAACGGATCTACAATCACTGTATCCCGGGGAATCAACGCTTAGTCTCCTGTCTCATCACTAGTCAACCAGATAATAAGTCCCACACACACCAGAGCGATAATGTACATAAGTACAAAATCACCTAGTGTTTCGGGACCAACTGTTATCGCACGAGAAATATCGAGCATTGTAAACTGCACGTGAGCTCCTTAAAACTGTTAATTCCTCAAAAGAGGATAACAGCAAAAGTAACTTACAGCAGCCACAATACCTGGTCTCGATTGAACCCGGTTGAACAAGAGCCTCAGCCTTCCGTGAAAGCCGAAGGTACTAGAGCCGACAATCGGATAGAGAACTCAATTAAATGAGGATTCTCTATTGAACCCGCCAAAATGGCGGGT